TGTCGGCTGCGTAGACTTCGCGCCTGATATGTACGTTCTGCCGTTCTTCGATGGTGATTGCCATGGTCGTCTCAGATTTATGGCGCGAATGCGCCGCGCCAGACGCGCTTAGCAGCGCGGGTGGTTTGGGTGGCGGCGTCGCGTATTTCTACGAGCACCCTCCCACTTTGTGACACGCTGAATGAAACACTGCGCCCACCGAATGAGCTAAGCGCCAACCATGTACCAAAGGTGCCAGTCGCAGTGCCCGCCTCCAGCGTAAAGCGCACGTCATACGAGCTTCCCGGCGTCTCGGTGTCGGTGGCTGTGTACCAAATTCCAGGGATGTAGGTGTCCTGTCCGGCGTTGTTCCTGTAGTAGCAACGTCCATCCCTCGCCAAGTAGAAAGCGCAGTTGCCAGAGGCAACGGGGATCTCGAAGTCAATCAGCTTCACGAGAGCTTTTGACGTGACAGATCCAATTATTCCGACGCTGAACACTATGTGCTCCCCAGGTCGCCAAACAGCAGCCATTCGTTGAGGCCCGTACGCTTCAGTCCCCACGGTGCGTTCTGTCCGTCCGTCGTCGCCGTGCGATTTGAGCGCTTTCGCAGCGTTACGCCTGGGCCAGCAACAAACGTCACCGCCCCAGCGCCCCACTGGGCGCCTTCCAGCTGGATGTCGTCAGGCCACGCCACGGACGACTGTGGCGGGATAGTGATCGTCTGCGCGGTCGCGTTGTTGCAGCGATTGAAGCGGTTCATGTTCGACAGCCCGAGCGTGGCCGCAGAGCCCGAGATCTCGACCGATGCAGCACCGCCGCTTTCCAACGTTAGTTGGCCGCTGTTCAACGACAACCGCATGCCGCTGCCTTGGACGATCTTCCCGAGCACGTAGCCGGCAATCTTTGCCGCGGGCAAGCGCCACCAGCTGTTCGGGACAGGAGACTCCGCTGCAGGATTCCCGTCAGGCCGTTCGATCTCCAGCATGTCGGTGTCGGCCAGCATTGGCACCTCGTCCATGCTGCCGATGCTGTATGCAGTCTCGTCTGCCATGCCGCACCTCAGGCCGGTTCCGCGGTGGAAACGCTGCCGGTGAGGTCACCGGGCTTGAAGCGAAGCTCTTGGCCAACCGTCACTGTGACCGGGTTCACCAGCTTCCCGCGCAGCAGGACCTTGCCAGCTCCAGTAGCCGCGTTGCCGATGGTGAAGTGGGTCAGAATCGAACCCGCGCCGCCCATCGCCTCGCCGAACTCGATGGACCCGCCGTTCTCGAAGTCCGCTCCGCTCGCGTCCCACGAAGCCGGGGCCACCAGCTTGCGGGCATAGCCGCCGTAGGTTGCCTCGCTGGTGGTCTGGTTGCCCGCCGGACCTGTATCTGCCGTGTGCAGTGCGATGTAGGTGGGCCCGAAGGTCTGGGACTTGAACACCGCGATGAGCAGGTCGTTCGCAAAGGCAGTAGATGCGCTCATTTCTTCTCCTTGATGGTGATGGCATACGTCCCACCGACCACGAGCGCTTGCGCCTCGCTTGCGGGAACGTGAATGTTGAATGGCAGTCCGGATGTGGACGGGAGCGGGCTGAACTGCAACATGATCTGGCCCGGGGTCGTCGCCATCTCGGCTTTCCCCTGGAGGGTCATCTGGATCGTCTTCATGGGGCTCTCAGGTCAAATAGGTGACGCCGCTTGGGTCGTCCCAGCGGGTCGGAAGGGTCAGGGTTTCCATGTATTCGGCCAGGGCATCTAGCGCGTCGTTGTAGGCGGTCTTTTCGTCGACTACTTCGGACAGATCGGCCTGAGCATTGATGCCATCGCGCTCGCCCATAACGGCGGCGAAGTCGATCCGTAGCTGCGGCTTTTCGACGGGTGAGATGATCTCGTCGTCGTCAATCGCATCGATTCGCTTGCGCTCTGCTGCTACCGCTGCCTCGCGTGCGGAACGCTCCTCCCTAAGCTTCTGTTCTTGCTCCTCGGCCTTTTCCTCGATCTCCTTGGCTCGATCCTCCGCTTCCTTCGCGTCCCCCTCGAATCTGAGCCGGTTTGCCTCATCGATCTGGCGCTGTAGCTCGATCAGCTTCGCGGTCACGTCCTCGGGATCGAGGCCTTCGATGATTTCGCCAAGGTTTGGGCCCAGCGTGCGCACAGCGGTTTGCATGCCCACGGACAATTGACCAGCCGTGTTGCGCGACCGACACGCGATGGTCCAGGTACCGGCCGGCGGAAGAACGCTCTCGAATGGCGCGGTGTAGTAGCCAGACTCCCCCACGGGGGTCATCGCATCCCACACCGGCATTAGCACTTCGCCTTCCGTGTAGCGAATCTCCACGCCCGCGAAGTCGGGCGAGCGCATCGTGTCCTCCAGCCATCCCCAGGTGTACACGCGGACGCCGCCGCTCCGCTCGACCACATCGAACAGGTCTACCAGCACCGGCGGCAGCCCGGCGCTGCCGGTCGTGTAGACCACCTGCACCGCCACGCCGGCCTCCCCATTCGGGGAGAACGGCCGCACGACGATGGTGTACGTGCCCGGCTCGTTGATGCGCCACGTTGCCGTCCGCGTCACCGTCTGGGCCACGTCCTGCAGCTCGCCGCCGGCGCCGGCCGCCCGAACCACCGTTGCCCCCACAGGCCCAGTCACGTCGAACGTGGCCGTCAGCTCGGTGAAGGTGGTGTTTCCCTGGACGATCTGGGCCTCGCTGATCCGCAGGTTGCTGGCCACCGGCCGGGTCTGAAGGAGCGATTGATTCGGCGCCGGGATGTAGTGCCCGGTGAGCACGTAGTCCCAGAACTCCGGCCCCTCCGGCACCACCCGCACCGCGGCGCCCTTCAAGTCCGGCTCCGGCTCGATGCTGGTCACGCGCACCCGGTAGCCCGGCGTCTGCCGGAAGTCGTAGACCCAGATCGTGTCGTGGGCCGGGTTGTCCGGATCGGAGCCGGGGATGGCGGCGTCTGCCGGCCATGGATCGGCCAGCGTGATGCTGTTGCTCGTGCCGCTGAACGGCTGCACGCGCAGCACCCGGTACACCCGCTCGCCGGGGATGCGCAGCCCGATGTACGCATTGCCCGCCGCCGGCGCCGGGACGGGCTCGTCCAGTAGCAGCGTCATCGCGCCGCCGGTACCGCTGGCGTCCTGGACACGCCCGCCGTAGCCCCACTGCGTTAGGTCGTGCTGCAGGGCCAGCAGCGACAGCCGCTGGTAGCTCAGGTGCTCGATGTCCGTGCTGTAGCCGATGTCCTTGTACTGGTACAGGTGCTGGGCCAGATGCCAGCGCGCGGCTCGGGCCGCGTGCTGCTCCGTGCTCACGCCCTCCCCTGACACCTGGGCCGGGTTGAGCATGATGTCCACACCCGGCGCTGGCACCCGCAGGGTCTTGGCCTGCCAGTCGGTCGAGTCGATGTACGTGTACTCGATGCCGTCCGCGGCGTTCGCCAGCGTGTAGTCGACCTGGAACGTGCCCCTCTTGATCGTCGGCATGGCGACGACGCCGGACAGCGGCTGTTCCTGCGCTGCCCAGACCACGCCCAGCCGCCCACCGGCCCAGGTGATCTCGCCGAAGCCCGCGCGCGCGATGGCGGCCAGCACGTCGGTGTGGCTGCGCGCCTCCTTCACGTAGAAGTCGTAGGTGTAGCCATTAGCGGCGCAGTGCAGGGAGAACGCCTTCCACGAATCGATGTCGATCTGCGCGTCCGCCAGCGCCATGCCCGCCAGCAGGCGCGAGCCGGCCCAGATGCCGCGCGCGTACGCCAGGCACTGTGCCCCGGGGTTGCTGCTCTCCTTCGTCACCCACGCCGTGCCGGTCCACTCCGGGATCGGCGCCGCGAAGGCGACGCCCCGCAGCTCGTCCGGCGAGCCATTGAGCTGGCCGGTGGCCTTGATCCGCACGCCGCTGCGCGCGATACCGGTGTAGTCGGCGTCGTCCGCCTGGACCGACGTGAGCTGCGTCCACTGGAAGTCGTTCTTCTGGGTGTTCTTCCCCTCGTAGTTGCCCTGCCCCAGCATGCGCACGCGCACGTCGTACTGCCCGCGCGCGACGTCCCGGGCCAGCGTTGCCCGGCGCACGTCGAACCGGTCCGAGCGGAACGTCTGGGATGCCAGCGGCTGCCAGTTCGTCGTGCCCACCGGGCGGTACTGTGCTTCGACGGTCTCCGAGACGTAGTAGCTCTTGCCGCTGGTGCCGGTGCCGCCCAGCACGTACTCAAGGTTGATCTGGATGCGCACCGTGTCGGCGCTGGTTGTGCGCTGCACCCATGCCTTGTCCTTGGTCAGCTCCGCGCCGTCGATGGTGTCCGCGTTGCTGTACAGCGGGATGGTCTGCTCCGGCATCTGGCTGTAGCCAGCGTGGTAGACCTGCACGCCGTCGTAGTTCGACAGGGGCGTGTCGCCGTTGTACAGGGCTTCGATGCGGCCCACGTTGATGCCGGCCGACAGCAGCAGGCCGAGGAACTGATCGTTGCCCTCGTACCAGGTGTACGGCTTGCTCAACAGGTCCGGGGTGATCTGCGCCCGGCCGAACAGCAACGGGTACGGCTCGTATAGCCGCAGCTGGTTGCGCGCGCCGCTGATCGAATGCACCGGGTCTTGCTGCCGGTTGTCCGCACGCGGCGGCTTCGGTGCCAGCACCTTGTTGACCAGCATGGCGCCGGCCATATAGACAGCCGCTGCCGCCGCGTAGCCGGCAACACCCGTCAGGCCCATGAACGCACCGCCAGCCATACCGCCGGCGCCGAACGTGAAATAGGTCAGGGCCAGCACGGCGACGAGAGCAAGCGCAGAACGGCCGACGCCGCCGCGGACCTCGATCACCTGCCCCTGCTTCGGGTAGACGTGGTGCCACAGGTGCCGCTCGACGGCACGGCCGCCGATGCACACCTCCCACCGCTGCCCGTCCAACTCCGGCACGTTGCGCTGCAGGATGGCGTACAGGCTCTCGCCGGCGCGCGCCTCCCACACAACGTTCCGCTGGCCGTCCAGCATCAGCGGATGCGGGGTCACGATCAGCTGGCCC